AAAAGATAGCGACACTGAAAAACTAGCTACTGCTATCCTAAATCGTTATCCTGTAGAGGATTGCATAATTACTTGTGATGCCTCTGGAAGGTCTAGGCAAAGCACAGGTACTACGGATGTAAAAATTCTAGAAAAGTATGGTTTTAGGGTAAGGTATTCACGAGCAAACCCACGGTTAAGGGAAAGACAGGTTTTAGTAAATGGACTTTTACACCACGGCAGGATGAAATTTGACCCTAAACTTAAAAAAACAATTAAGGACATGGAAAAAGTTCAGCAAGAACCCAGTGATTACTCTAAAAATAAAAAAATCGACCCGGAATTGACTCACCTTTCCGATGGGGTAGACTATTTAATGAATTGGGAATACCAGATTAAGGATAGAAGGACTAAAACCATTCAGTTATAAGGAAATAACATGGCGTTAATGGACCAAACCGAACTAATTATAGATAGATTTGAAAAACATTCTGAATATTTAAAAAGAAACCATAAACTTTTTGATATTTATGAAGGGAACTTATTGCCTTACGTTCAAGAAATTCTTCAAGCTAGTCTTAGTAAAGAATATTATAACAAAATTCATTCACGAGTTTTTCCGGTTAATATTCTAAAAAGAGTAATCGATAAGCTCGCAAAGGCATACCAAACTAATCCCACCAGATCATCTAATAGCAATGAAGAAATTTTAGAGTTCTACGAAAAGACTTTAAGGTTTAACCACAAAATGAATTATGCCGATGAATTCGCACACCTATTTAAGGCGTATGCTTTAGAACCTTTTATTAATATGGGTAAACCGGGTCTTAGAGTTATCCCCTTTGATAGGTTCTTTGTAATTGGTGAGGATTTAAATGACCCCTTAAGACCTACTATTTTTGTTAAAATAATGGGAACTATTAAAATTCAAGAAGGCGACAAGGAAAAAGAAGTTCAAGTTCTTTTTGCCTATAGTGATGAGGAGTTTTTGGCCATAACCGAAGAAGGTCAAATCTTACCGAAATACATGGAAGAGAATGAGGGAATCAACCCAATCGGTAAAATACCTTTTTACTACGGAAACCGTTCTGAATATTCCATTATGCCAGTCCAAGACACGGACATGCTAGAGCTAAGTAAATTACTTCCGGTCCTATTCACGGATCTTGGTGGTTCTATCATGTTTCAATGCTTTTCTATCATTTATGGGATCGATGTCGATTTAGAAAATGCAAATATGAGTCCTAATGCCTTTTGGACAATTAAAAGTGACCCTCAGTCAGATAAAAAACCTGAATTAGGAACTATTACCCCCCAAGCTGATATCAATAAGGTGCTAGACTATATTAAGGCAGTCTTTTCGACCTGGATGGAAACGAGAGGGATTAAAGTTGGATCAATTGGATCTATGGACGCTAACGGTCTTGCTAGTGGTGTCGCAAAAATTATTGATGAAATGGACACTTTCGAGGCACGGAAAAAGAGCATTGAAGCTTTTAAAGTCGAAGAAAAAGAATTCTGGAAACTCTTAATTGATGTCCATAATCATTGGGTTAAAAGTGGAGAGTTAAATGGCATTGGTTTGCTTCCAGAAAATTGGGAAGTCACAACTGAATTCGATAAACCGAGTCCGATGATAGACAGAGTAACCGAAGTAAATACTATCGCCCTGGAAGTAGAAAAAGGATTTCTAGATCAAAGAACGGCAATAGAAAAACTCTACCCAGATCTTAATAAGGATGAGGTAGACGAAAGACTTTTACTAACAAGTTTAGAACCTATTAACACTATCGAGGGAGAAGGGAATGGCCTGGCAGAGAGTGAAAATAGAAATATCGAAGGAGCATAAACCCAGTGCCCGAATTGCTATCGGGTCCGAAATAGTTCAAAGAATACTTGAAAGGACTCTTATTGATGGAAAAGACAAGGACGGCAAAAGGTTTAGTAAATACGAAAAAGATTATGCAAAAAGGAAAGGGGTGGGCGTTAGTGACGTTGACCTCAACCTTACTAGTGAGATGCTGGACAATTTAAAGTTACTATCTCACAGGTCTGGGCAAGTAATTATTGGTTTCGATAAAGGCGACACCGAACTAAATGGTAAAGTCGAAGGCAATAGAAAAGGAACCTATGGGCAACGTAAACCAATACCAGGTAAGGCCAGAGATTTTTTAGGGATACAAAATAAGGACCTAAAAAAAATAGAAAAAGAATTTAAAGTCACGGATAAAAAAGAAAAAGACTTAATTAAAAAGGCCGCAGAAAAGGCCATCAGGGAAGGGATTGTTTTTAGTGGCAGCTAAAAAAGACATAGCTCGCATTCAGAAAAAAATAGATCGAGCGATAAAAAAAGAGTTTCAAGCAAAACAGGCAAAGACCTATGGTCAACTTGCCGTAAAGACTATTGTTGATAGAACTCGAAAAGGAAAAGGTCTTAATGGCGATAAACTTCAAAAGTTAGATCGACTATCCGACTCTTATATTGAAACTCGAAAAAGATATAGAAAAAACCTTTCTAAAACTACTTCTCCAAGAAAATCAAACCTAACGGCAACCGGGCAAATGCTAAGGTCACTTACCTTTAGATCTAAGAATAGAAAAATAGAGCTATTCTTTAAAGGTAGACGAAAGCGTGAACTTACTGGCAAAGGTTCTGGTCGTAGAAATGTTGACGTGGCATCCTTCGCAAATTTATTTAGGCCGTTTTTTGGTCTAACTAAAAGAGAGTCAAATAGTATAGCTAAAGTATTGGCAAAAAATGTAAGCACTGCGATTCGCAGGATAAAATAATTTGACAATTTTAAAACAGGAGTTATTCTAATGACTGAAGAATCACAAGTCGGTAGTGCCGACACCTCAGAAGCTAGTAGCACTGAGAAAAAACAAGATTTCGTTTCCCACGAAACCCACAAGAAATTGTTAGGGCAAAGGAAGCGTGATCAACAATTTATTTCTGAGCTACAAGATAAGCTTTCACACTTTGAAAATCTAGAGCGAGAAAAAGCGGAAGCGGATGCCGAAAAGAGAGGCGAATTCGATAAGGTAATTGCGAGCTACAAAGAAAGAATGTCTAGTTTAGAACAGGAAAATGAGGGCTATAAAAAGTCGATTTCTAATTCGATTAAGATGAATAGCTTTCTCAACAAGTTACCGGGTAAGATAAAAAAGCAAGAATACACTAAGTTTATCGATTTAGAAGAAATTGCTTTAGATCCTGAATCTGGTGCCGTTGATGAAACTACTCTTGAAAGTTCGGTTAGTAAGTTTGTCGAAAATTATAGCGACCTAATTCAACCCGAGAAAAATGGAAAATTCCCGAAGGTAGATAGGTTTAACTCAAATTTTAATTATGGAGATAAAGATTTAAAAACCATGTCCCAATCTGAGCTAATGAAAGCTTACGTAGAGGGGGCATTTTTAAAGTAAAGGATTACAAATGGCCGATCAAATTCACGACAAAAGCGAAGTTAATGCCACTAGGATGGCCTTCATTGCTGAAATCATCCAAAGAGAGTTGGAAGCAGCTGCAAAGGTAAGACCCCTTATCACAGACGTTTCCGAGTTTGCTGTAAAAGGAAGAAAAAGTATTTCTTTTCCGAAGCTTGGTTCTTTTTCTGTTCAAAAAATTTCAGAAGGACAGAAGGCCGATGCTCAAGCACTTACTGCAAGCGTAGACACTCTAGATCTAGACCAACATGCTTCGGTTCAATGGATTCTAAAGAATCAAGCAACTATTCAATCAACTCTCCAATGGGAAGCTGCTTCAATTCAAAGAGCTGGTAGTGCTCACGGTAGAGAGTTTGATAAGGATATCCTAGAGGCACTTGTCTCAGGTGCTGCCGCTGCTAACGATGTCACCTATGCATCTGGAAGTTACGAGGACAATATTCTTGAAGCTGCTCAAAAACTCGATGAGGCAAACGCTCCAGAAGAAGGGCGATTTATGCTAATTCGACCAGCTCAAAAAAGAGTTGCTTTAGGTATTGCCAACTTCGTTCAAGCAGACAGATATGGCGATAGAACTCCTCTTCTGACTGGTGAGTTGGGTCAGGCCTATGGATTTAGATTTGTTGTAAGTAATATTTCAACTACCTCATTTGTTGATGGTGTTTCACTTGCCCTCCATAGAGAGGCTTGTGCCTACGGTTTCCAACTTGGGGAAAATCTTGAGTCTCAGCAAGCAATTGAATACGGAACAGGTTCTAAGAGATATGCACTAGACAGCCTTTACGGTTATAAAGTTCTTCAATCTGGAAACCTTATTTCTAAAATTGCTTAAGGTTAATTGATGAGGGAACTGAGAGAAGTCCCCCACTTCCTTCGGGCACAATCGCCCGAGGGTTTACGTAGGGCCATGCTAAGAGAAAATTTGTTAAGTAAAACTAGCAATAGTTTTTTCGATATCTCATACGCTAATGGCGAATGGATAGCATGGTTTTACAAATATTCTAAAAAAATTAACTTAGAAAAAAGAGAGGATCAAAATGACTTACCCAGCGAATGACAAATTTATTATGAAATACACTTACGACTTTGCCAGAGATGGCGGTGCCGTTTCAACAATTTCACTAACTGCCGATATTAATGCCCTTGAAGAAAATATCGTTGTTGAGGAAATCCAACTACAAGTTAAAACTGGTCTTGCCAGTGCCGGAACTCCTACAGTAACTCTTGGGAATACTGGTGATCCCGATGGATATTTTGCTGATATCTGGGCACTAGCTCAAACCGATAACGCTGTAATTAATTCCGGTTCCGTTGCTGGAGCCTTGATTTATGACGATACCAACGACCATAGGATTCATTACAGAATCGATTCAACTGCTAACAACCAAGATTTAGTCATGGATATTGGAACCGCTGCCCTTACGGCCGGTAAAATTGAAGTGCTAATGACTTGTTCGGCAGTAGTTCAAGCAGTCTCTTAATTGTGAGGCCCTTCGGGGCCTTTTCTTTTTGAGGTAATATGCCGTTAGGAACGATTAAAGATAGAGAGTATGACAAATTTGATGAGGTAGACGGTCGCCCGGTTGTAAGGATTAATAACGTAGGCGGCACAAATATCCCACCTCATGACGAAGTCCAGTTTACTTATTCAAATGGTTTACTTGCGACTATGAGCTACTTGAAAAATTCTGTAGTTTTGATGACAATAACGTACAGTTACAGCGATGGAATTTTACAAGGCTTTACAGTTTCCTAAAGGAAGTAGAATTTAATGGCAATAGGTGATGATTTTTCGATAACTTCTAGTGGCAACATTCGCTATACGGGGTCAGGTACTACCTACACTGTTTTAGAACTTCATCGATGGTTATCTGATTTAGCAGACAATAGTGGCGTAACTGCAAATGCACTAGTCGATATTACTTCCTCCACACCATCAAATAGACAAACCGATTTTATTATTGAACTTCTATCACCATTTAATATCGACGACAATGCAGCTCAATACCTTTATAATGGTAGTATTATTCAAAATGGTGGCGATGAAATTTTTGACGGTGTAACCGTTATTGGAACCGTTGAGTCTGGTACTCAATTTATTGTCATTCAAGACAACGCTATTTTAACAAATTTTTGGGGAACAGGTATTAACACCGATCCTGCTAAAAACATTGCCTTAAGAATTTTAGTAAAAGTAAGAGAAGGTGGCGTTGACATCGATCAACGAATTATTCGAGTTGAGGCCAGAGAATATGGCGACACCTATAGAGAATTTATTATAAATGGAACCGATAGAGGTAATAACCCTGCCGCTATTTCAACGGCACAGGATTTAAATAACCAAACTGCTCAAGGGACAGTTAATGCCTACGCTATTACTAACACCGAAGGCTTTCAACTTATAGACGTCACTGGTGATGGTGTCGACGAAGAATATTATTCAAAATGGGATTTAGGTTCCCAAAGTATCAATGACCTTTACGAGTACGCAAAAGACATTCAAAGACGTGGAACATCCGAAACTATTCACGGAATCAGTGGATCACTTTTTAGAGGTATTACTCATTCTTTCGCCTATGATGCTGAAACCGGGGGACCTTTTACCGAAAATTCGGTTATTGCTTGGGGTACCTCATTTGATTATGACAATGAAGCCAGCGGTCCTTTTCTAGTTGGTGACAGGCTAAAGTTTGGAACTAGTGGTGCAACAGGAACTTTAATTTATTTAGAAGACTCGGGCACAACTGGAAAAATGGTTGTTGCAATAGATGCGGACTCGGGGACGGTCGTTGACGATGATCCGATCACAACTACAAGTGCTGGTAGTGGAGCGACTGCCGATGTAAATGGAACCCCTAACGACACTTCGGCTACTGGTGGGACAGGTTTACTTTTAGCTCTTGACGATGACGGCACAACCGGAAACATGTATATCCAACTTTTAAGAGGTGGGGCACCTAGTGACAACTTACCTCTTTATCAAGTCAGTTCGGCCAGTACCCTAAATGCATTAGTAAATGGTTCGGTAACTCTTAGAAGTGTAAGTACACCTTTCATTGGTAACTCAACTGGTAGCTCTATAATCGGTGGCTTTGGTATTGGAATTGAACCGACTGATTTAACCTTGAATGACCAGCTTTTTGATCTAAGTAATACACAAAGAATACCTCAAAATAGGGTTACTTTTACTGTTTCTGGTTTAGTTTCTGGTGAGGATAGAGTTTTGTTAGGGCCTGAGGATGGAAGTGGCGGTCTAGACACTGACCAACTTACTTTAAATACTTCGCTTACTACGGCCACAGAAACAAGCGTTGTTTTAACAACTACTATCCCGACTGACACACCTGCGACTGGGACTATAAGAATACAACTAGACACCGGAACTTACCGAAGAATTGAATACACTTCTTACTCTGGAAGCACTTTTACTATTGCAAGCACCGATTTCTCAGGTGCCTTAAGTGCTACAGCTCCCAGGAATGTATTTATTAGTTATTTGGATTTGGTGGCAAGCGGAACTACTGCGTCTTTTACTACGGTTCACTCTTCCGATAGAACTTTATTTTTAAGAGTAAGGGATGGTGGTGCGACACCTATTAAAACTTTTGAAACTACGGCAACCCTAACAAGTACTGGTGGCAGTAGTACAGTTATTAGGACTAGTAATGTTTAACTTAGTTAATTTTGAACTTGCTGATTCTGTTAATGATGGGACTGGTCCGTCAACTACTTTGGAACCTCCACAGGTAACAAATGCCCTTGATGAGGGAATTGTCATTCAAGGAACTATTTCTTTAAATAATGCAAGTCAGGTTAGTGGTGCAACTTTCACGACACCTACAGGCTACACACTAATTCAAGATAGAACTCAAAACGAAATAAGATCCGTACTTTATGTAAAAAGATCGACTGGAAGTGAAACGATTCCAACTATTACATGCTCGGTTTCGGCAGAATGGAGTTGCACGACTGCCGTTGTCAAGGATATTGATTGGGCAGGTGGGGGTTACGTTCAAAGTAATGCCACTGGAAGTAATAACACTTCAACACAAGATAGCACTAACCTAACGACGAACGCTACAGGATCGGCATCTGTTATACTTTGTTTTGCGGCTGTAGAAAGACGAATAATTCAAGGATTTGGTTATCCTGCGACACGACCGCAAACCGTTTTTTTTAGTACGGCCAGCACAGGAACGGCCGAAGGGATAGACAACGCTGTAGGTTTGGGAGCTGATTACATGACTGCCAGAAGTTCCACGTTTGATGGACCACAGTGGCGGTTTAGTGCAAATGGCGACAATATAGCTTTTAATGTTGAGATTTTAGTTCAAAATAATATTATTCCAGTCCAAATAAAAGATTTTTTAGTCCAGGCAGCTCCCACGAATACTTTCCAAACCAATATGAATTGGTGCCGAGAAATTATAGCAAGTGGAACGAATCTCGACGGCACAACAATGACAACCTGGAATTTTGATGCCTCTTCCGATATAGACACTGTCAACGACACTATAACCATAACTGGTCATGGAATGGATGAGTCCATGGTCGTCAATTTTAGTGATAATGGTAACACTGCCCCTGGTGGTTTAACGAATGACACCTTTTATTATGTTTTTCCCCAAGATGCTAACACAATTAAATTTTGCACAGTGAATGAGGATACGGATGCCGCTGGGGATTACTATTACAACGTAACAACCCAAAGGCCAATTGTTGATATTACTAGCACAGGCACTGGGACAATGCTTTTAACTGAGGCCAGAATGATCAACGCTGGCCAAAATGTTTTAGATATTTTTAGACCGAATACAGGTGCTGGGGGAAATGTAGGTTCTGCACCGGGTGATTATATTGGAGACGCTGGTTATAATCAGAATTGGGTAGGAACTGCCCAAAGGTTTAATTCTGTTTTTGATGCCACTAATGAAATTATAAACTTTAGTTTTCGGACAAATCCGGCCGGTAGACTAGATAGAACTATAGCTATTTTTATAGATGATACCGGAGATTGGATAAATTTTACATTATGGCTAAATAGTGTTTCCCCTAACAATGTAGAAAACCAATATCAATTTGAATTAGGTTCTAGCTCAATAATTAATAAGGCATATAATGAGCACGGCATCTTTGATCCATCCTCTATAAGGTATTTAGTTATTGCAGTAAGAGGAAATAATCTAAGTGTGAATAGATTTTCTTCGGCAAACAGTGCTGGTTCAATCATAAACTTAGGAGGGCCTTTAACATTAGTTAGGGGGGATGAGGCGTCATTAAGTGAAATAGTTCAAATTGCTGAAACGGTTACTGACACTGTTACCCAACCAAGTGACCTACAAATTACTTCAAATATTAGTATTAATTTAGGTGATGGCACGACCGAAACCTCAATTGTTGATTCTGAAAAATCAATTGCCTTTCCACCCTTGGCCGATGGAACGACAACATTTGTAAACTATCTTGAAAATTTAGGGTTTGGAATAAATGCTAGTGCATCCGATACTATAAAACTAACTAATACTCAAATTGGAGCATCTCTACCATTTACATTTGAAAATAATGCTGCCTCTGGTGCAACGGTCGATGTAAGTGGTAACACCTACGTTTTTGCTAATGCCACACTAGATGCAGACATTACTTATAATAGGCAAATTTTTGTTGGAGGTCAGGGAATAACTGATAACAATGCCGAAATTCGTAATTCGTTTTTTATCGTAAATTCTGATTTAGGTGCCGATAACGGCATGATCGATTTTACAAGCACAACTGACATTGAAACCTCTACTTTTGAGTTAGCGACTGGCACTACTACTGGTCACGCTATAAAATTTTCAACAACCGGAACTTATAATTTTACAGACATTGATTTCAATTCATTTGGAAATGACGGGACTAACACTGCCGCAGTTTTTAATAACAGTGGTGGTTCTATTACCATTAACCTTCTAGAAGGTGGCACGACCCCCACGGTTAGAAATGGTGCTGGTGCTAGTACCACAATACTAAGACCAGTAACCGTAAAAGTTACTGCCAGAGATGCAAAGGACAGCTCTTTAATAAATGGTGCCTATGTTCTTCTTTATGCGGATAGTGGGGGCGATTTACCTTATCAAGAATCCGTGACTATAACTAGATCGGGTTCGGTTGCAACGGTCGTTCATAGTAACCATGGATTTGTGACTGGTGATAAAGTTTTAATCGAAGGATCTGACCAATATAGATATAACAGAGTTCAAACTATAACTGTAACTGGTGCTAGTTCTTATACGTTTGTAGTTGGTGGTAGCCCGGCAACTCCTGCAACCGGAACTATTACAAGCACGGCCATAATTTTAGATGGAACCGTGACTAGTGGAGTCCTTCAAGACACTAATTTTAATTTTACTTCAAATCAACCTGTAGTGGGTAGGGTTAGAAAAGGAAGTGCAAGTCCTTTTTACAAGACTGGCCCTTTATCGGGGACAATTACTAGTAGCGGTCTAGATTTGACCGCCTTTTTAGTTGAGGAGACTTGATGGCAGTAAGTATTGATTGGGATACTGGTGTTATCACAGTCCCAAAAGCTGATATGACTTTAATTAGTTCTAGCCCATACGAGGTAAGAGAATTAGATGTAAATGACTTTAGACTTGAAATACTAGGTTTAGAAGGAAGTGAAGAGGGGATGCCTTTTCTAAAAACACACACGCACTCTACCGAAGTTACTTTGTCAGGGATTGCATACGCTAGAATCGTATCATTTATAAATGGCTACACTATTACATTTGAGGATGGAAACTATGCGGTTTCTCTAACTGGAGCAAATAACAATATTTCAGATGTTATGAATTTAAATAATGTTTCGCTCCGGTCCAGTAACTCGGCAGGTTTAGTAAACCCAAGAATTGCCGAACAAATATGGGATGCACCTATAAATGACCATTCCACAACGGGAACTTTCGGGACTTTATTGAAAAATATATATAACCTTATTTTAATTTTATTAGGAAGGTAAAAAGATGAAAAGGACTAGAGTTTTTTATTCCGATAACGGAACCCTTACCGACCTAACACCAGATGTTTTTAAGTATGAACCCGGTCGGGCACAGATAGATCAATTTGTAGGAAGCGAGGATTATCTTTATATTGCTAATGTCGCTCCTTTTAACCATTTCTACTTAAAACTAGATGCGCCTCTTAGTCATACCAATGTAGTTATGACCCTTCAATATTGGGATGGTAATAGCTGGGAAAACCCAAGCGAGTTAATGGATGAAACAGACCATTTCACTCAAAGTGGTTTTGTGACCTTTACACCTAGTAGGAATTCAACCTGGAATATCGACGACACTTCGGGGACTGGTAGCTCAATTACTGGTCTAACAAGTATTGAAATTTATCAAAGGTATTGGGTAAGGTTAGGTTTTTCTAATGATCTAAGTGCCAATGCTCGTATTCATTACTTAGGGCAAAGGTTTTGCGACGATGAGGATCTTTATAGCGAGTTTCCAGACCTAAGTCGGTCTAGTGTTCTTGAGGCCTTTCAATCTGGCAAAGGTGACTGGATTGAGCAAACCGTAAGGGCAAGTGATGTTATTATTAGAGACTTAACTTCCCAGACAACCATATGGTCTAAAAACCAAATTTTAGATAGGGATGAGTTTAGATTGGCGTGTGTTTCAAAAACTGCCGAACTCATTTTCACTTCTTTTGGAGACGACTATGAGGATAATAGAATCCTTGCAAGACAAGAATATAAGGCAAGGATTACTAATATAATGTCTGCCCTTGATAGAAATGGAAACGGCAAATTAGAACAAAATGAAATGCAAAACTATTCTGGGTGGTTGGAAAGATGAGTAAAGTAACCACAGTCTATGACACTCTTATTTCAACGCTGGCAACCTTATTTCCTACCAAGGACATAATTCCAGACCCATACTCCCTTGGTGATAATAAGGTTAGTATTATGAGAGATTCATATGGCCTTAAATTTAATGGGGAAAGTTTTGAAGAAGGAGAGTTTAAGACTCTTGGTAAAAGATATTCTTTTTCTGTGGTGTTTAGTAGAGAATTATTGAGAATGGACTCTGAAAATACACCAATTCACACTATGACAAAGGCATTTTTAGAGGATGCCCACACTTTAAGGTTAGACCTTTATGAAGTTGATAAGCTTGGCATTCCCAATAGTGTAGAAAATGTCGAAGTTTTAGAAGTAAGTGGCATTGAGGATGTTTTTGACGATAAAAGTAATTTTAAATCAATGGAATGTTTCTTTGACGTTATCGTTAGAGAAAATTTAACAATCTAAGGAGAGATTATGGCCGAACTACAAAGGGCCTCGGTTTTTGCTATTAAAGAAGAAGTTACTACTGGCACTTTGATAGCCCCGGCCGGAGCGTCCGAATTTGTACCTTTAAAATCAGGTTTTTCAATTACAAGTGCCAATGAGGTTCTAACTAGTGATGAACTTCTTAATGATATTGGTGCTAGTAAAGGTCAACTTGGAATCGAGAACCCTACAGGAAGTCACGGTGCCTACTTAAAGCATAGTGAGGTTGAGGGTCAAGCACCTGAATGGGCATTGCTTTTGAAATCGGCATTAGGTAGCGAGACAGTGAACGCCACAGAATACTCTACAACTTCCGGTTCTACCGCTGGAACTGCTACTGCTAGAGCTGAATTGGCAATGGCCAGCGATAATGAAGATAATTTTGTTGTAGGTCAGGGTCTACTTATTAAAGACTCTACTAATGGTTATTCAATTCGAAACGTCTACAACGTAGATAGTGCTGGTAATGCTCTTGATTTAAATTTCAATTTAGATAGTGCTCCTGGGACTGTGGCACTAGGTAAGGCAGTTTCCTATATCCCTACGGCAACCGGGCATCCTTCTTTTAGTGCTTGGATGTATTCGGCAAATGGTGGGGCCATACAAGCTGCGGCCGGATGTAAAGTTACCGATGTAAGCATCAACCTCCCTACTGGGCAACAAGCTGAAATTGATTTCAACTATGCTGGTACAGAGTTCTTTTTTAACCCAATCACTATCGAGGCATCATCTAGTTATATTGACTTTACTGATGACTCTGGAACAGTGGCAGCTCAACTTGAAGCTAAAATTTATAAATCACCAGAGGCCTTAAGAAGTGAAATTGAGACTAAAATGAACGCTGTAGCATCTGACACTATTACAGTTACATTTAATTCTCATGGAGCTGATAAAGGTAAGTTTGTAATTGCTTCGGATGGTTCTACGACTTTTAGCCTTCTCTGGAACACTGGGACCAATACAGCTAACAGTGCAAAAACTGTTTTAGGTTTTGATAACACCGATGACACAGGTGCTTTTTCTTATAGCTCAGATAGTGAGCAAAGTTATGCAGCTCCTTACACACCGACCTACGACAATGCCAATAACATTGTTTGTAAAGATGCTGAGATAATGATTGGAGGTTTTTCCGACAATATTTGTAGACCAGCAACCAATATTAGCTTTTCAATTGGAACCCCGACAGTCGATGTTCTAAGTCTTTGTGCTAAATCAGGTTTAAGTGAAAGGCTTACCAACGCTAGAACAGTTGAGATGACTGCTAACCTCATTCTTCAAAAACATGAGGCAGGGTTATTTGATAAGTTTATCAATAACACCACAACTAGTGCCATGGTTAATATTGGATCTAAAGATTCTAGTGGTAACTGGGAAGCAGGTAAGTGTGTGAACATGTATATGGCGAACGCAACCATCACTCAGCATGAGACTTCTGGAGATGATTTTATTTCTCTTGATGTAACTTGTACTGGGTTTGTTGATAGCGACCGAAAAGATATTTATATTAACTTTTTATAGGGAGATTTATGAAGGCAATCAAGATGACGCCAAGCGATCTAGGGATGGATGACGTATTCGAAGGATTGATTGAGGCCAACAAGCCTGTAGGAAAGGAACTAAGGCAGTTAACTCACGATTTGCGTTTTAAGAAAAGCGTAGATGGGGAATGGATCAAGCAAAAAATTGAGGACGAAAATCCCGAAACGATTGAATGGGTCTTTGAGGTTGCCGAAAAATTTGTGACCAAAATTAAGTTAACCTGCAATGACATAGTTTTAACTTCGATTGAGGATCTTACTTATTACACCGAAGGTAATGAGTTGATTCAAAAAATCGTAATGAAACTATTGGAGATGCCGAAGCTGGGAAAGCGATTAAAAGCAACCTAGATTTTTTTTGTGAGATGTATTACCACGGAAGGCCTATTCCTTCCGGGGTAAACTCTCCAGAAATAAATATGGTCATTGATTTCTTAGAACGTAAGCAGTTAAGTAAAATGGGAGTAACCCAGGACTATGATTCTATAAGCGATTTTGAAAGAATGTATTTAACTTATTGCGGAACTAAATTCATTGAACTTGAAAATAAAGAGAGAGAAAAGAGTTTAAAGAAAAGGAAGTAACTAATGGCCAAAGAAAAAATAGTCGTTGATCTGATTCCAGGTAGGAATGAATTAAAAAAGGCAATTTCTGGAATAGGTTCAACCATTAACACTATTGGTTTGGCCGTAGGTGGAATACTTGCTGGTGCTGGCATAAAGAAAGTAATTGATTTAGCAAACCAACAAGAGGACGCTGTAAATAGGTTAAATGCTCAATTAAAAATTGCAGGCGATTTTTCCGAAGAGGCATCTAAAGGCTTTCAAGAATTTGCATCTCAATTACAAAAAACCTCAACTTTTGGTGATGAGGTTATTCTTAATCAAATCGCTTTGGCCAAATCATTCGGAGCGACTAACGAACAAGCTCAACAAATAGCTTCGACCGCTGCAGACCTCGCAGCGTCTTTCGATATTGATCTTGAATCAGCAACAAGAAACGTAGCAAAAACTTTAGGTGGCTTCGCTGGTGAATTAGGCGAAACGATTCCTGAATTAAAAGAACTTGGGTCCGAAGCTCTAAAGACTGGTAAGGGTATTGATTTAATTTCTGAAAGATTTAAAGGTGCAGCACTAGAAGGCACAAAAACTTTTTCAGGTAGTCTTAAACAGTTGAGCAACCAATTTGGCGACACCTTAGAAACTATCGGTCAGTTTATTACTCAAAACCCTATTGCAAAAGAATTTGTTACGATTATACAAGAGGGTCTTGGGGGAATCGATAAAATTTTAAAAGATAATGCCGATGAAATTACAGCTTTTTTAAAACAAATAGCAGTTGGCACCGTTTTTCTTGCTGAAGGACTGACAAAAGGAATAAAGGTTGTAGTTGATGTCTTAAACTTCGGAATAAAAGCATTCGAAGGGTTTATAAATGCCGCCCTACAAATAGACATAATTAGAACGACTGCTTTTGTAGTTGTTAATGGGGTGAGAGATACATTCAACGATTTATTAGTTCTACTGGTGGACACTGCAAAAAAAATAGTAGACTTTGGAAAATCATCAACAATACTAAGTAAATCCCTGGGAGCTGCCGGAATTAATTTGGATAAAATTTCAAAAAGTTTAGGATTTCTCTCGCTAGGAATAGAAGAAGGCAAAAAGAATTTTGAGGATATTGAGATATCATCTGTAAACTTTTCTAAAGTAACCGCAAAAGGTCTAGAAACAGTGACAGGTGGGCTAGACACTGCAATACAAAAATTTGATGGTCTTGGGCAAAGGCTTAGTAAGGTAGAAACTCAGGCCAAAAAAACTGGTGCTGCTTTAAAAACTTCGGCAGAAATTAGAGAAGGGTCGGGCGATGGACCAGGGCCAAGAAAAATTGATATTGCCTTTGAATCGACCGAAGAACTTTTTGACAAAGCATCTGGCAATTTTGAAAAATTTTCTAATGAATTATCTGGCAATGTAGAAAATATAGTTGGTTTTTTTAAAGAAGGCGGAGGTGCATTAACAAAAAGTGCATTTAAATTTGCAACCGACACAGGAAAAGCACTTCTAGCAGGTATTCAGCAAGGTGCCGAAGGTGCGAGAAATATTATAGGTAATGTAGTTACTGGGTTAGGGGATAAGTTATTACCTGGAATTGGTGGCGTTCTTGGTGAGGCATTTAAATTACTATCACTACCACCCGAAGAGTTTAGAAAAGTAATAACAGAATTTATAAAAGCAATTCCACAAATCATTTTAAATGTTTTTGAAAATGCTGCCGATTTTGGAATTGTCTTGGCCGAAGCTACTATAGAC